AGTTTTTATCCTGCACGGAAAAGCCGCGCATGAAATGCTCTGGCGTAACATCGACCACCTTACCCGATGCCACAGCCGACGAAACGTCAGGCATGACCGTTGTCGAGACCGGGAACCTATTTAGGTTTAACCCAGCCAAGTCGCCGCGTTTGTATTGTTCCAGCGTGAACCGTGGCTCGTTAAAAAATCCCCATGTTTGCGGCGCCGCTTGCCTTGCTGCCTGCTCCCCAGATGGCGCAAAATTGATGGCTTCACTGGATGCCACGCCACTAGGGATAATCATCCCGCCAAAATCGCCATCTGCCATTTAGTCCTCCTCGCGTTCTTCCCACGCCTGGCAGACGCGGAGGTTGTGGCAGATAAACTCAAACTTGTCGCAAAACCCACGGCCACCAGCGCCAGCATCGTACTTATTCAACGGGATGCGCTCCATTTTGGCCTGCGTCATCGTGTCGTTTTTGAAGTATTCGCAATTCGCGCAGAACCGCCGCCTTGCCTCTTTTGTCGAAGTTTGCCAAGCCTTGCCCAATTTTGCCCAAAATTCCTCGTTGGCCTTGGGATCGATGGATGGCACGAGCGGACCAAGCGACCATTCGCTGATGACCGTCTGCGTATTTTTGGCGTTTTCCGCAGTGGTTGGGAATGGCTCCTCGCGCTCAAGCCCGCCGAAGCCGCCAATCATCAGGGCGGGGATTTTTGCCTTGTCCATCAGGTGATCTCCTGGCCACTGATCCGGATACTGAGGGCCGACGCGGCGCTCGCGATGGTCGAAATAAAGCCGCCGGACTCAAGCACTTGGCCGGATAGCTCAGGGCACAGATAAGACTCACCCGGCACGATAGTCTTAGTGTTAATCACGCGGTTGGTGTTGCTGGCCGAGCCGGCAGGAGGCACCACGTTGATAGACACCGTGCGGTTTACCGTGTCGTTGTTGGTGATGGTCGCCTTGGTGATCAGGGCGCGGCAGTTGACCGCCGTGTATTGCGTAGTTTGTGAGCTTTCCAGATATTTGGAATCTAGTAGCGCTTTGGTGACAACTGCCATAATTTCCCCTTTAATCCGCCGTGACGACGCTCAAGATTGCCGACGGGATGGCCGGAACTGGTGCGGCCGCTGCCTGCGCGACGACCTGCACAGACGTATCGTTAACCGACCACATTAGCTCAAAATAATCGCCGGCCTTGAGCTTTGCCACAAAATTCCACGCTGCTACTAACTCGCCGTCTGTGCCCTTTAGCCGCACCTGGCTGGCAGAGTTGGCAATGTCGACGCCGTTGACTCGGTACCATAAAAAGACTAAGTGATTGCCGCCGCTGGTGTTATCGAGCTGCACCGAGAACTGGAAATTATAGGTTGCCTCAGTGTCAACATAAACCCTTGACGTAGGCGATCCGATATAAACGCCATCGCTCACGTCGGTGGTGTTGAACGTGATCGCATAAGCCGTGTTAATCGCGGCTGCGGTTTGCGTCGTAGTGTCTGAGAAGTTGCCAAGCCGCCGACGCTTTGGTGCGCTCTGCACCAGGGCCAGCGCGGCTAGGCCATCTACCTCATCCTGCAACCGCTTAATGCGCCCGCTTAGCGTGTCGTCCTGGCGTGATTCGATGCCCTGCACCTCGGCTGCAAGCTCTGTTAGTTGCGCAGTCAGGTGATCAACGCCGGCCTGCAAGCCGCCGATCTGCGCGCCTACCGTCTGGCCGAGCGAGGCGATTGAACTGATGGCCTCTTGCGCTTGCGACTCGCCGATGCCTGCGTCAGTGTCGATGGCTGGCAGGATGACCGTCACAGTCTGATCGACCGCCGTGAACAGCCGCTCGAATTGCTTGATCTGCTCCGGGTCTTTCAGGAACGTCGCGAGCTGCTCACGGGTTAGGCCGAGTTTGATAGCCATCAGTTAGCCAGCGCCTCGATTTGCGCCTCAAGGCGCGTGATGGCCAGGTGCGTTTGGGTGTCGCCCTGGAACCGTTGCATCCGCATGTTGCGCATGTGGCCCTGCTGGAACCATGCGAGCCGCTTGGTACGGTCTCCTAGGCCGCCGGCCTTGATGAACTTGGACTGGCTCCATGTCATGCCATCGACCGAGTAGGACGTTGACAACGTGGGGTCGAGGCCTGAAGCGACTCGGCCCGTCAGCGCCACCAGCTCTAGTTGATGGATGATCGCGCCCTTGCCGCCGTTGTACAGGATGACGGTACCGAACTCCCACCGCACATGCGCGCCCCAGTGCGTGCCGATTGTCTGAGCGAGCGTGCCAAACGTGGTCGAACCTGGATCGCCAACCCACCACTTATCGTAGACCCACGTAAAGTTGCGTGCCTTGTACTGGCTAAAGCTTGCACCAAGGGTTGAGGTGAGCACCGTCCACACCTGGGCGTCGAGCGCGGCCGATGCTGCAGCGTCAAACACGAGTGTGCGATCTGGCAGATGCACATACAGCAGGCGTTGCGCCTTGTCGTTGCGGGCCTCCATCTTGACTGCTGCTAGCTGCGCCTCGGTGTAGCTCATCAGCAGGCGGTCGATCTCTTGCGTGCTGATCTGCCGCGCCTGGCCATTGGCTCCGATATAGATAGACGGCGCCTCATTTCGCCCGCCGCCGAGAAACGCAACCGCGCCCTCGTACACACAGCAGGCATGAGTGCCAATGCAACCCTTGGGGATTTGCGCGCCGTCGATCCGCTGAAACGGAAAGAAGTCACCGCCGATGTTGTCGAACACCTCGATGGTGTGGCGGTTGAGCGCATAGACCTCGTTTCGCAGCTTGAGGAGTGCAACCACGCTATCAGGATCGACCTCACTTGAGCCGTACTTGAGCGGGTTGACCGATGTAGGGTCTAGCAGCTCAGTGACGACCAGCGAAGTCCCGTCAGTGGTCATAAAGTAGCCATCGACCCACACGGCATCGACGACCGTACCTAGGTCGGGGTCTAGAACCTGCTGTAGCGAGGTGCCGTTCCAGTAAAACAGATTATTGTTTGACGCGATGGCCAGCCGGTCAAAGCTGTAGTCAAACGTCACCAGGCCAGTGGTTCCGCCTACGCTACCGAGCACCGTCACCACGCCAGCGCTTGAGATACGCACCAGCGACGGACCCATAACTCGGTAATGCTGGCCCTGCCACTCGATACCGCCACGATCCACGCCTGGGCCAGTGCCGACGCTGACCAGTCCGTCAGCAGGGCGCAGATAGGAGTTATCCACGCCGTTAGAGCCGGGCACAACAAGCATATTGACCGGGTAGGACACCCGGAAGTCTGACGCCGAGTCGGTATAGACGCCGCTCAGGATGGGCACACGCATGGCTTAAAACCACTCCATGAGAAATTCCCAGACATAACGCGCATAAGCCACTTGCAGGCCAAAGGCGGCCATTACTACCCATTTGACCTTATCTGCCCAATAGGCCGCGCTCATTTTGCCCTTGGCGATATTGTCAGCGTGCCGGGCCTTGAACGACTTGCGCCGCGCTTTGTCTGCCGCGCTCTCGCCTGATTTGGCAGGTGACCCGCTGACCCCCTGCTGGCCGAACCGAATCGTTTTGATCTGGTCGCCTGCTTTGGCTACCACAACATGCGATTTGGTCGGATGCGCCGGGGTGCGCTTGGGCTTGTTATACCCAGCCACCCCAGCGCGTGCCAGGCGCGAGTCCTTGGCGGCTGCCATCAGGCCGGCTCCGGCTGCATAGCCAGCCAGTCTTGCTCGTACTTGTCGGCATAGGCTTGCAACATGGCTTGCAGGTTTCCATTGACCAAGGCGCTGGCCAATAGCTGCCGGAACGAGTGTTCACCAAAACACACTTCAATTAAATAGTAAATCGGGGTGGCCTCAATAATGCTGAAGGTAGCCATGTTAGACCGTCCGAGAGAGTTTGACCTTGACCTGACCGGCTGCCACTGCCGTAGTGTCGGTGTCGGCGGCCAAGCCTGTAATTGCGATGCCAAGACCAAGCAGGAAACGGTAGGCGTTAAAACCCGGCGTTAGCTCAACCTGACCCGTAGCCGGAACCTTGATGACCATTTCAGGAACATCAGTGCCGACCGTGGGCGCCGTCGCCTTGTTGTACAGCTTCACAAAGGCATCAGACGCGCCGATGTTGCTGGCAAAAAACGCTTGCAGCCCGGACGTACCGGTCAGAATTAGCGCGCCGTTAGTGCTTGCTGCGGAGTTTAAGAAGTATGGTGTGGCAGGAGCTGCAGGAGTGCCTGCTGTGGTGATCGTCGTCACACCAGTAAGGGTGCCACCTTGCGCTACAACAGGGATCGCCCCCGAAATATCACCCACGGGTCGAGCCAGCACCTCAACGCGCTCTCGCTCGTAGTCGAAAATCCTCACGTAAGACAAACGTATATCCGTGCGCTTGATGACGCCGCCACCGCAGGTAACTCCGGCAAAGTCAGCAGGCAATGCCATGCTGCCGGTGTAAGGCAAGACGAGCGTCAGGTTTGTCGTTGCCAAGTTGGCGACTTTCCACGCGCCATCGACACCGAGCGTTGCGCCCGTTGACGTATCGCGCACACCAACCAAATTGACAAGATCGCCAATTGACACGCCGGCCCAAGTTGCAGAACCGACAAGCACAATTTGACGAGTACCGTCGCTCAAGGTCGAAAGCGTTGCTGCTTGTGCCGACATCGTGAGAGCACCAAGCGCCGACATCGAGTTGCCGCCTTGCACCTTGGCAACGTACCCCCCGTATGACGTGATCGTGCCTGCCGTGCCCTGAACGATCGTGTAGTTGGTCGCGTCAATTACCGAGGCCACAGCCGTCGCCGTAGCTAGGTTGGGAAACTCAGTCGCGCCCTGCGCCCGCGTCCCGTACTGCACCACTAAGTCGCCCAGGGCGAGGCCGTGCGGTCGGTCTGTCGTAATCGTTGCCGTAGTCGTGCCGCTCTTAACTGCCGTGACAATCTGAGCAACCGGGACGCTAAGTGCCTTGTTGTTCGTTGCTCGAATCCGCAGCTTGTAGTTAACGCTTGGATCAGGGCAGACCTGGGTGCGCAGCAGTCGGCCGCTTGATTGAGTAAGCGAATCAATCAGCGAATCAGACCACTGAACCCGATCGGCTTGGATCGTGTAGCGGTACTCGTTGGTCGGGGCGAATGCGTATTGATTCGCGGCTGAAACCAGGGCCACAGGAGCAGTAGTACCAACGGTCACGCCATGCGAGGCCGCAATGGTGCCTGACGGTAGCGCGTCCCCTGCTTCGCTGCGAATATACAAACTCGACGCAGTAACGGTCGTGTTTTCAAAGATTTGGCTGATGCCGTTCTGAGCACGCCCAAGCCGCTCGCGGAAATAAACAAACCCTTTTGCGCCTGCTGGGTTGGTGATTGTCTGGGACGCAATAGTGCCCATAGGCCCTGCCGTCGCCGTGAACTGAGTCGGACTGGGAACCGAGGCCACTACCAACGCCGGGTAATTAGCGAGTAAGTTAGAGCAATCACGGATGCCGATACTCTTGCCAACGCTCAATCCGTGTGGGTTTACCGTATCGACAGTCAGTGTGGTCGTGGTCTGCGAGATCGACGCAATCGCGAGATCAGGAATGTCCGCCAGAGGTGCTTGAGTATCGACAATCTCAACGGAGAATTCTTGGCCGAGCGTGCGCTGAGACATGCTCAGGCCAACGGCGACTTCTACCGGAAGGGTGAAGTCAAGAGCAGACGTGATTGACGTTTCCGTGCCAGCAGACAACGGGTCTTTACTGATAACCAGATAAGACGCGGCAGCAGCGTTGCCATCGACATACACAAGGTCGCCGGACCCTTTGACCTCGGCCCATGCGCCGTTGTTTGGGTCGTAAGCCTCGAACGCATCGCGAAATTTAGTCGTGATGTTTGACGCAATCGACGAAACCACCTCGGCATATGTATCGTCGCCAAGCGGTTTATTAACACGTAAAACGCCATCACGTGATTTGATTAAATCAGCCATTTTTTATCCTTAGCCTACCCGGTACCAAACACCGGCTAATTTGTCGAACCGGAGCCTAAAAAATCCATTTGCCGCAAGCGTCGTAGGCGCACCCGTTACCGTCGCGCCGTTGCCGTTAACTGTGAGCGTCGTCACGGCCTGTGTACAGTTGACCAACACCTCTTGCTTATCCACGCAATTGGCCAGGAGCGGAAGCACCAACGTGCCAGCCGCAAAGCCTGCGGTTGGTTGCAGGATCAACCAGATTGAGTTAGAGCCGTTGGTGATCGCGACCGAGAACCCGGTGGCAGACGGCGCGGCATACTGCGTGATCTTGTCATCGGCAACCGATGAGTCGGACAACACGTACTCCTTAAGCGCGCTGGCTGCGACCTTCCGGGCGTCGCCGCTCTCGCTCTTGTAGAGCGGGAATAAATCCCCGCCGCTTAAGCTGTCAGTGCTGGACAGTTGGTTAATAGTTGGCATTGTGCGCCCTTAGGTAAACTCAATTTGCCCATCGCTCCCAGCGTCGATGCCTGGGTCGGTGGGATATAAAAATGGCTGATCGCGCCGCCACGGCTTAGTGCCGGAGCCCGATGGCATCGAGGCTGGCAATCGCATTTCGATCGGTTGGCAGGCTCTCGACGCCAGCACATCAAACGCGGCCTTGGCCGTCGCCTTGGTCTCGGGCTGCGCTGCCTTGCCGATACTGGGAGCGAGTCGCACCGCCAGCCCAGCGATGATCGCCTCATTGGCCGAGTCCGGCACCGATGTCTCAGCGTCAATATCGCTGTTCTCCGGGCTGCCCGGCAGCGGATACGATAGGCGGATGCCCTGGCCATTCCATTGGGCCATCATGGCATCCAAACGCCGCAATGCGCCCTCTAACTGTTCCGGGGATAGGTCAAACACATAGGATGCAAGCCCCAGCTCCTCGAACGCGGCGGTCACATACTGACGCTTGCTATATCCCATTATTCCCCCAGCGCCTCAGCAATTAACAGACCGAGCTTGCGGTCTGACGTGCGGCCATCGAATTTTAAACCCAACTCGACCGCTTTGGCTTCTAATTCCGCGCGGGTAGGCGGTAAGTCATCGCCCACCACATCGCCCACATCGTCAGCGCTTGCAACAGGCTGATCGTTTGGCGTGAGCGCCGATACAACGTCATCTGACCATCCGTCCTGTAGTGCTGCGTCGCGGGCATCGTCATTATCGACTAGCAGCGTATCAAATGCGCTGCGATCTTCGCGCCGTCCTTGCGCCTTGCGGTAAACAAATCTGGGGTAGTCCATGGTCATTTTTTCTTAGGTGCTTTACCAGGCTTGCCGGCTTTACGCGCTGCGGTACGCGCCGTTGACAGCGCAATCGCTACAGCCTGCTTTTGCGGTTTGCCAGACTTCATTTCTTTCGAGATATTCGACCCGATCGTTTTGGCCGAGTAGCCTTTTTTGAGCGGCATGGCGTGATCCTAAAAAACCCCCGGAGCCGCAGCCCCGAGGGTAAGCCGAACAACGAACTATTAACCGATCCGATACGTAACAAACGTGCTGGCCGCAGTCTTACGGGTGCGGAAGTTGCCGGAGGTGTTGGCCGCCACAACCATATTACCGAGGACAGTGTGACCGGTGGCCGCCTGCGCAACGGTAAACGCATTGGTTCCGCCGGTGTTAATCACCGCCCAGTCGAACGCCTCGTCGACCAGAAAGTCAGACCCGGCCTCAGTCAGTGCGCCAGTCGGCAGGGTGCCAGTCACAGCGGCGGCCGTGGTTGACGTAATGATCCCGCCAAGCAGATTGCCGATGGTCAGCGTGGCCGTGGCATTAACGGCTGCCGGAGTAGGCTGCACCGTTGCCTCGCGACGATCCTGCTTGACCACAGGAGCCGAACCGACTTCGTACTGCACTTCGACGCCACCGGTAGCCTCGACGATGATCGACGCGCCGGAAGCGTAGGGGCCAAACACGGCCTGGCTGTTATTGACCGTGCCGACCGCTGCAACCTGATCGGGGTAGTTTGGGAACCCGACAACGCGCGAGACCGTCGCATAACCCTGGGAATAAACCGCGATGGATTCTCCGGCCGGGACGGCGACCGTAACGGTGCCATTAGCTGCTAACAACATGATAGTGATCCTTTAAGAATTAAGCCTGGCCGAACAGGATGACGCCGGACATTTCGGGCTGCTTATTGACCACGCCATAAAGCGTATCAATCCGGAACTTGGTGCGCATGGTGTTGATGTCGTAAAACTTAGTCATCACCAGCTCAAGACCCTGATCGGTCGTGCCGCGCTGCACAGCGACGCCAGCATCGGCGGGCACTGCATAGCGGCCCGGCAGAATCTCGATGGCATCCTTCTGCCAAAACGGGTTGACGTTTGCAGTCGTGGTATTCAAAAACACGATTGCAGCGTTGGAAGCCGTCGAGTTGAAGGTGACGTTTTGATACTGCGCCTCGGCATCGGTGCCGCCCTGGCCACTGATGATCGGGGGCGAAACTACCATGGTCGTGCCGCTCAACACCTGCATAACGCGGAAGGTCTTAAGCTGGCCCGTGCCGCCCTTGGTAATGTGATGCACAGCCTCGCAGTTAGCGATCGTGAATGCATCGCCTGCGGCGACGTTAACCGTGCTGGACACCGTGATGGTCTGAAAACGGTTGTCAACGTTGGCCGACTCGCCTGTCGCGGCAACGGTCGTTGCCTTGGGCACCCAGTAGTTAGCGGCACTGGTGCGAGTGTCCATCGTGATGCCAGCGCCACCAGCGGCGGCAGTCTTGCGCACGGCATAGTCCAGCTTGTAGGTCTCGAACGAGGCCACGCGGCCGACGTATGCGTCACGCAATGCACGGTCGGAAATATCGTTGCCAAAGCTGCGGGTGCTAACGGCCAGGTTTGACGCCATGCCGTTGTAATCGCGCGTGGACAAGGCCAGATAGCGGTCGTTACCGGCGATGCCCTGCTCGTTGAAAATGGCCTCAGCCTGCGCCACGTCATCGAAGCCCGATGCAGCCGAGGTGCGCTTCACAACCAAGGTGCCCTGGTTGGATGCCACGTTCATAACTGCCAGGTTGATATCG